TACCCCACCCCAATGAGAATTATTAAATGCATACTCAGAAGCTATTTCATCAGGAGTTGTTTTATCTCTAGCCGAATTAGCTGATGGTGATAATTCATATCTACCACTAAATTTATCTTCTGGTTCTACTATTTCTTCACCCCGTATAGGTTGTAATGTAGTACCAACCACATAATACATTTTTGATTCTAATACGAAATTTTGTTCTATTACCTCATTTGTAAACTCTGGTAATGGTGTAATTAATTCATTTGATAGTTGAGGAATAGTACGGTTGTATACTTGTGAATCAAACTCAGTAGTTGTACCTGGTATTCTTTTATACCCATATTCCTTATCTGAATCTTCTGGCAGTGTATAAGATACGATTTGCTTTGAACTATTTCTTCGTATGTTACGATAGTTTTCAGACTCATTTTGTACTGTTATATTTATTCCAGTATTTTGTGAAGGTGTAGTTGTTGCTGCCATTATCTTACCACTTTAAATATGAACCCATCGAAATATTGTTTGTTACCACTTCTATCAACTCTAAATTCAAATTGATAAAATCTCTCAGGTTGTAATGTATTAAATCTAAAATCAAAGAAGTTTCCTGTTGAATCACAACTAACCTTTGTATAAGTTGTATCAAACGGAATCAACACTAAATTTGTTTCTACATCTCTAACCTGGTAATAAGTAGTTGATGGGAGATATTTAATTTGGTTGTATGGTGCCGAATTGGTAAAACTTCTTTGAGGATATGTTTCCCTACCAACAACTCTTAATTTAGATGTTGATAATTCTTTATATTCTGTTTTTAGGTTCTTCATATATAATGTAATATCATCTGCAGATAGTTCTGTAAGTGAACCTGTTGCGAATGATGAATCATCCCACTTAACTTCCAAAGTAGGAACATATATAGTATGAGTATCATTTGAGAAAAACTTAGATGAACCATATCGTATAGAACCACTTTCATCAGTAGAACTTCTTTTTACGATAAACCCATCGTTTGGTCTTGAACCACTTAATATATCTTTTATATAGCTTGTTACATTAACATTCAAATCAGATGTATATTTTTCAAAAATCTGAGAATACTTAGTTCCATCTATTGATGATGTGTACCAAGTCGCTCCACCTTCATTCTTTATATAACCCGCTTCTGTGATTGGTCTTGTGTTTAGTGAACCTGAATATGTAATTTTAAAATCATCCAAAGAACCAGTTCCGCCATCTGATGCGGTGTTGTAATATGTGTATGCGAATATATAATCACCAGTTACTGTTGGTGTAAATGCTATTGATTGTGTTGCGTTATCGGTATATGAGGATGTAAGGTTTGTTATACCAGCTCTTAATGGTAACCCACTAGTATCATATAATGTAAAATCAATTGAGTTAAAGTCTCCAGGAAATATAGATGCTGAAACTTGGTAGTTTAACCCTGATTGTAATGTTTGTGAATATTGTGCATCTGCTCCACCATTAGTAGCATATAAATTTAATTTAGATTCTGATGCGAACATTTTAATTTTAGAACCTACTTCTTCATTTACTCTATTTCGTAATTTAAACTTACCTTCATTTTGAGTAAACGTTTCCCAATTAATTAAATTACCTTCTTTTTGATAAACATATACCTCATCAAAAGAACCTGTTGTGGATGTTCCATCACCACTTCCATCAAAGAAAGTAAATCTTAATTCGTGCTCACCCGTTTCAGTTGCGTTTAAATCAAATGATTGAGTAGATGATGCTGTTATAGCACTAATCATACCTTCATAATCACCCTCTGTTTTAACAAGACCACTTGGTGTTTTAATTCTAAATGCCACATCATCAAATGAAGAAGGGTCTATTTGAAATTGTACACCATAGTTAATACTATTTTGTAGGTATGCTGGGAATACTAATGTAGTTCCTGCGAAGTTGGATGCTGATATAATTAGTTTATTATTTTCAACCACTGCGAATGGAACATTACCATTAAAATCGTTAATTGATTCTGTTAAGAATGCAGAACCACTTCCATTTGCAAATCCTTCGTATAAAACAACACCTGTAGTGGGAGCTACTTCAACTTCACGTCCGTTAAAGATTTGTGTTTTAGAAACACCCCATTTGTTTTTTGAATCTCTGTATTTCCAACTACTACCTACTTTTGAAATAGGTGTATCGAAATATTGCCCAGTTCCCTCAGACCAACTTTGTGAAATTGGATATACTTCTAATGTGTATTCTGTTTCTACCTCATCATCCCCAACTGAAGTTAGGTTTAATTGATAGTTTGCTGTTGATGGTATCTCATTCAATGATATTGATTTAGATATTTCAGTTAAATCAAACTTAGATAAAATTCTACTATTACCCATATGTACTGAGTTGGATTCCTCATCAAAGAACTTGGTAACCTCTAACACTTCATCTAGGCCCGTGTTTTGTTCTTTACGAGTATTTAACTCATAAATTGTAGTATCCTTTTGTCCGTATATTCTGTAAATCATACTGTATCCTCGTTTAGAACTGTTGTGTTATAACCTGTCCTCTAATATCTGAATTTGGGAACTTCACTTCAAATATAGATGGGTCTTTAGGTGGATAAATAATACCACCTTTGGTTGCGTTAATTATACTATATTTGTTTGGTGAATAGTTACCATTAAATTTATTTACAACTTGTAACCCACCCTTACCTTGTTTATCAGGTCGTACTACAGTTTGTACTCCATCTACTTTATCAAGCTCTACATATAATTTAGATAAATTAATTGGTTCGTTAATTCTCCAATTATCTATATCAAAATATTTCCTTAACCTATCAATTGCTCTTAGTAAAACTTCATTAGAGTTGAATTCTGGCATAACTATAATTTCAAAGTTAACACCAATGTTTACTATATGTGCATCTTTTATATTTACAGCATCTGTTAATATCCTATGATATGAAATATAGTTTTTTAGATTATATTTAGTTGCATCGTTTAAAGCTTTTAAAGTTTTTTCATTATCGTATCCACAAGTATATAAATTTAATGCTAGTGGGTTTGGTATTTCAGTATTGATATACTGACCATCTACCTTTGAGTTTTCAGTTTGATAATCTTGAACTAAATATGCTTTAGCTACTGAACCGAATTGTGGTGGAAGTGCGTAACATCTCATTACATAATCTTCTCTAGTCACAGTTCTATTTTGTGCTGCAAAGAATGCCATAGCATTCTGTCTAATTTCTTCTTGTGATTCTGTAGTCTTACCGCCAACAGCTGCGTTTGGATTCGAACATGCTAATGATTGTCTACAAAATGATACTACATTTTTATTTAGATTTATTTCATTTTTAAAAGTAGTAGTACTTGATACAATATCAACTAAATCATTTGCAGGAACATTATCTATAATACCATTACCAACTAAGTAAGTAACAGTCAATGTTGTGTTTTGTGGTGCTACTCCATATGTTTTTGTATATAAAAAGTTAGATGGGTCTAATGTTGTATCTAAGTTCTGATGTTCTGTATAAAGTGCTGAACCAACGTTATCAGGATTTGGTATTATTTCTTCATCTGCGTTCGATGATATACCAGCTCCAAAACCAATAACCATAATTCCATCATCTTCAAAGTTTGTTACATATCGTTTGGGAACTCTATTTAATTCTAATAGGTAAGGAGTATCACCGCTATACTGATGTAAGTATGTTGAGTTATCTTCGTTATTATCTATTTGTTCAAATACAGTATCTTGCGCTAAGTAAGGAACTCTAGTCCAAGTATCACCATCTGAATCGGATATGTTTTTTACCCTTATTAGATTATCGGCTTCTATTTTGATTTTATCATAAATTTTAGCTTGACCGAATTGAAATGTTTTTACTTCTTCTTTTCCACTCGTAGCTTTTATTTGTTTTTTTAGTAAGTAGTAAACCGGCTCATTTGTACTTTCATCAATTTGATAAACAGAAACTTCAGTTGCATCGAATGATGAAGAGAATGAGAAATCAACTGATGCTATTGTTGTAAATTCAACATTACTAAAATCAGTTGAACCGATAATCATACCCTCAGATAATGTCATAGCATAATCAAAATCAGGTCTTACATTATCACCCACTCCAGTAGCAGGTACTAATTGAAACACATCCATTGTTACAGATGCTGGTATAATATTTTTTGGTTTGTATCCTAATGAGTTTACAATATTAAATAAGTTTGTATTTTCTTCAGCAGTAGTTAATAGTGATTCTCTTAATTGTGTATCTGTATAGAATGATAACACATCACCTACATATGATGCCATTTCCATAAACATCATACCAGGAGATGATTCGTTAAAATCATTGTAAGTATTTGGGAAGTAGTTTTTAGAAAACTCAATTAGGTTTTTTCTAAACTCTCCAAAATCTCTACCGATTAACGATACATCCTTTTGTACTAAATCTGATTTCTTTTTATTTGCCATATCTTTAACCTATTCTATTGTACTTCCAGCTGAATCATAAAAAATTATTATCTGTTGATTTGCCCCTTGCTCTGTAACTCTAAACCTTAATTCAATTTTTACGAAATTTCTATCAGGTTCTGTTTGAACATCTATGTTATCAATAACTATATAAGGTAACCAAAATTTGATATCTTCTGAGAGTGTTTCTGAAATTCGTTCCTCTAAATTAATATCTATGTTTTCAAAGAGTAAAGAATACACATCCGAACCGAAGTCTGGTTGAAATGGTCGTTCACCTTTTCTAGTCAATAATAGATTCTTTAAATTAGATGTTGCTTGCTCTTCAGTTGTATAACTTTGAGCAAATAAACCATTGGGTTTACCGAATGGTAATTTAACACCAACAGCAACATCCTTTTGGAAATCTATAGGATTATAGAAATATTCTTTTCTCGCCTTAGCCATTTAACTATCTTCCCTTTTTCTTATCAATCGCTTTCATCAATTGAGAATAATCTTTTGTCATAGCTCCAACTGCGGCCGCTACTTTTTCATTATTAGTATCAATAGGTCTACCATCTATATCGGTAGTTGGTACTGAACCTTGCATAAACGATTGAGCTTGATTAGATGTATATGAGTTTCCATCCATATTTCTCCACTCACCACTATCAGCTACCTCATTTAACATATCGTTTAACATTGGATTTTTCATAAAGGTTTTCTTTTCAGTTTCTCTCTGAGGAGCTTCTGCAAGAATTTCTGATAGATTGATATCTAACGGGTCTTTCTCAACTCTCACCTTTTTAGATTTTACTTCTCTAATGATGGGTTTTTGAGATTTCTTAACCTCAGATAAGATAGGTTTGAGTTCTTCTCTAACTACCTTTCTTACTACTAATTCCAATAATTGTGCTAATTCTTTTGCTTTCATAATTGTGTACTTTATATATAAATATTAAAAACTTTCTTTTTACACCATCCCTACCCAAGGTTGTGGTGAAGGAAATGGTGGAAGTGGTGTTAATACTGAACCTGGAAATACTAATTCAGTTTGTATTCCCCTAACAGTCTTTAAATGATTAGTAAATGCTAATGCTAATTTTGTTGCAAACGGAATACCATATAATACTGGTGATGGTTCATCTGAGAACGCTAATAACAAAGCAGCTTGTAACGCTGGGATATTCCCGCCATTATTTATGATATGTACTATTGGAGTAGGTATTCCAAATGTTGCTGTTGATAATGCCATATTGACTGGATGAAATGGTACGGGTGACATTGTAGTTGATAACCAATATGCTGATGTTGCTATTGCCCAATCTTTAAAATGTATCAATTTTGCCTTTCCTTCAGATTCTTTGATATCCATTAAAGTTTTTAATACAGCTGCTTTAATTGGAGCGTATGGAGCTTGTACAAACGGCATGTTTGCATGAAGTGATGTATTAGCCGTTGTTACTGCTAGGTGATATTGTGATGCTATCATCTCTGCAGTTTCTTCTTCTGTTTTTCCTTCGGTTGGTAAATTAAGATACGCTCCAACTATAGGTATAAATGTTGATGGGAATGTTGCTGGCATACTATTGTTTCATTGCTTTTATATCACTAAGTATCTTAGCAACTTTTGCAGCATTAGTAGCAGGTCCAGTTGGTCCTACTCCAGTCGTATATGTTGCGGCTGCTGATGTTAAATCTTTTAATTCACTTGCTAAACTTTCTACTAATGTAAATAATTTATCCATCTCCATCTGCCACCCCGGTGTTGAGTTTATAATATCTTTTTTAGCAGATATTATAACATTTTCGTTTCTAGCATTAAGAAATATTCTATCTGAATTCATTAGTATAGATGGTTTGGAATATTGTCCCGGTGCATCTGCTCCAGCAATTCCACTTTGAGCTGGTGTGAGTTTTATCTTTTGAGATGAACCTAACCATATAGATGAAAGGTCATCATTAACATCTTCTATAATAAATTTATTGTAAGAACCACCACTCTTTCTACCATTCGATATAATTGTAATTGGGTCGTTATCTGTAGATGATATCCAAGATGGTTCTTTAGTTGTTTTAGCACCCGTTGGTGTATATCCGAATCTTAGAGAGTGTCCGAACCTACCTTCCATTAATACATCACCAATAAATGGTTGTACCGAACCCACATCATCTCTTTCAGAAAATCCCCTTCCTAATTCTTTATCATCAGTTCCACCACTAACACCCGGTACACCAGCTGCAGATGCAAGATAGTTTATAGATTGGGCTCCAGTTGATAGTAATGTTTTAGAAGTTGGTAATGCGTTATTGTGAGGATTCTTTTGTATTGCTACTGGGTTGAGATAATAATATGTAGTATTAGAATTTCTTTTTGTAGGTTCTGATTCACCAGATGCTCCCTGCATTATAATAACAGTTTCACCAATCAATGGAATCCTTCTCATAGACATATCCAATGGATATGCTTTTATTTGTTGGTTGACTGTAGTTTGAGTATATCCTTGAATTGCATACAACTCATTTACATCATCATCTTTTAGATTTATCTTTTGTACAGTAGCTACTGTTATCTTACCCTGTCGAGCCATTATTCATCTCCCTCTTCTGATTGTAATGATTCGATAGTTTTATCTATAGCTTCAGCGTTTGAGATTAATTGTTTCTTTTCTTCTTCACTTAATCCAAATCCACCTTCATCACCTGAGTTAGCATCCTTCATCATTCTTTGAACAATAGCTGCTAACTTTACTATTTGGTCATCATTTCGAATTGATACATCCATATACTCTTTTATCAAAGGAACAATTACAGTAGCATCACTTAGGTTTTTAACCAATGGTTCTAACTGAGCAATAAGAAGTTTTAATTGTCTATCCTTCTTTTTTGAATTGTTGTAAACATCAGACATAATATCTGAAAATGTTTTTCCTTTAAATAATTCTGTATCTTTATCCATTTCTATCCTTTAATTTGTAAGTCACTGCTAAGTGGCCTTTTACATTGTACTCTCTATACAACTCTACATAAATTAATTTTAATTTACCTACTACCTTAGTTATGTATTGAGTATGAACCCCAGTTCTTTCTCTAATAAGTATGTAGAGTGCCTTCTTATTGTACGAATATAAATCATATCTGTTCTTAAATAATTCATTTATAGAATCTGCTATAGCTCTATCTCTATCTTTTAGAAACAACTCATATAAATGATAATCTATATATTTTGTAAAATGGTCTATGAAATCTGATTTTGCCTCTTTGTTGTTTTGTTCTACTATTTCATTTACAATATTACGAGATGTATCAATATGTTTTACTTCAGTTTTTGATTTCATTCTAGCATAGTTAGCATTGTTCTCATTAAATAAATAGTTTCTTGCTACTACTGTAAAGTAAGAAAAAGCCCTACCATTCTCTCCATTGAACTTATGAATCTTCTCATTTAGAAAAGCTACTACATTTGCTTTTACATCTTCATAAGGTACATCGAAGTAGTATGTTTTGTAGGTATGAATTACATTTTCTGATAACTTATCGAATGGGTAATGAATGAATCTGTTATAGATTTTATTTTTTAATGCATTATCATCACAACCATTATATGCGTTTATAGCTATCTCTGTAATTTTGGTAAAATATCTTTTACTCCTTTTTCTTCTTTTTTTAGGCATTCTTATTTATTTCATTGTTTAATTTATCTAATGCAGCTTGTATTTCTTTAAATACAAAACCACTTTCATCATCTGCTTCAAAAGAACCAACCCTATCTACTTGACGCATTCTAGTCAATGCATCATTTACAGATTCGGCAACTGTTTCAATTAGTTTATCAGATTCATCTATACCATCTTCTAACTTCTCAACCTTACGAAGTAAGTTCCATACTATATAAAGTAATATTAAAATTATCACTAATGGTAAAATTATTTGTTGTAATATTTCCATATTAGGCCTCGTTGGTATCACCAAAGATAGATTTGAAATCAAGCTTCTCTGGCATTGTTACGTTTTCTAATTTCTTTTTTGTTGTAGGTCTGCCACCTACATTCTTTGTACTAACAATACCTTCTTTTAATTTCTTCCATCTCTCCCACTCAAATCTAGTAGCCATAATATCTGCTTGGTGCATTAGGTATGGGAATGATGATTTAAGAGCTTTGTTTGGGTCATATGATATGTAATATTCTTTATTAGCCTCATCGTATAATCCATCTGTAAGTTGGATTGCAATCCATTCACCTTCTTCTACTTTAACTCCGAACTGATTTAATAACCAAAACGTTCTTCCAGTCATATTCATAAATTTCATATCAGGATTTGATTTGTAAATCTTACCTTGATTCTCAATATGCCATTGTGAATCATTTGGGATATACCAACTATCGGTCATTGAACCTACTTTACCCAAATCATGATGGAGTGCTGAGAATATAACATTCTCTTTTGTGAACTCACCCAATCCTATTCCCAACTCATTATACATATCATATAACTTAACTGCGTTTCTAGTAACTCTAAGAACGTGGTCTATATAACCACCAGCAAATGCGTTGTGAAAATGTTCCATCGATGATGCTGGAGTTAGAACAATTCTATCTTCAAGATGGTCATACATCTTATTAAGTGATTCTAACCTTTCACCCTCAAAGGTTTGGTTAATTAATTTTCTGAACTTATCATAGTTCTCTTTGATTTTGTTTTCATCTAAAATGTGTATCATAATTTATTTTTTATTTGTTAACTAATTGATTATCAATGTGTTGTGATGATAGTGATAGTGTAACTGATTGATTATCAGATACTTACGCTTCATCTAATATAGATAAGAATTCACTCTCTCTATAAATGTTATAAGTTTTACCACCATTCTTATGTTTGAATCCAGTTCCATCTAACAGAACTATATCACCAACTTTGGTACTCATTGGTATTGATACACCGCTTTGAGTGTATAACCCTTTACCAACTGCCACTACTGTACCCATCATTGTGGTATCTGAACCTGATGGTTTGTATAAACCACCTTTTGTTTTTTCATCGTGTCTTTTAACGATTTCTACTACTACTCTATCCCCTAAAGGTCTATAATTGTATTCCATAACTTTTTGTTTTATATAATTTTATCTATAATTCCTAATTCTAATGCATCATCAGCTGATAAGAAGTAATCACTTCTTTGATTTTCTTTCCAAAACTTCTTATCTTTTTTTGTAACCTCTTCCATAAGATTATTACAATCATCTTCTAATTGCTCTGCAAACTTAGCGTTTGATTTAATATCTTCTAACTTACCAAAATTCATTGTTGATAATTGATGAACCATAATCTTAGAATGTTTAGATGCTGCTCTAAGACCTGTTCCACAAGCT